AGGAAAATACTTTACTAACGCGCAACCGTGGCTTTGTCAGAAGGGAAACTTTTACAGCTCTGGCATATACTCGTACCACTTTGGTATTGACAACGTGATCAGCGCCCAACCTTCCCAGACTCTGAACTTTAGCAGGATAGATAATGCAACGCTTGTGCTCCACACCAAGATAAACAATGTCCCCGGACCATTCGGCCCTGGTACGACGAGCTACTCGACCACCGAAGACCAGACATATGAGATAACATCCAATCTCACGACCGTCGAGGTGTATGCCCAGAACTACAATGTGCTTCGCGTGATGTCAGGCATGGGAGGACTGGCATACGCAAATTAGTTCTTGGCTACTTTGGACGCTGTCTTCTCCTTTAGATACTTTGCAATTGCCAGAGATGCAATTGTGTTCCTCCTTTTTGAGGTCACAAACTTGTCCTGGAGTTTCTCATCATGAATCAAGCAGATGACAAAATTCACAAATCCTTCGAGTTTCGGAAGAATTTCCATCTCAAAGTATGCCCTGTCGCGATTCACAGTAATGCAATTCACGTTCTCGGCAATCACGCTTCCTTCCTTGGATTTCAAGCATTCGACGAGGAATGCCTTGTCCATGTTGAGGAGATGCAGATACGTCTGCACCTGAATCATTTCGTAGCTCGGAAGCTTTCCAAATAGCCTGTTCACGCGATTCTTGATCTCTACCAGGATCTTCCTATCCCGGGTGATGCCATCTATCTTCCCACCGATGAAATACTCGAATGTTCCGTATTTGGTGGTAATCTTCCCCAGTGTATCTTTGTAGAATGAAGGGTCTTCTACAATGTCTATATGCAAGACATTGCGAATATAGTTGAATACATCGAGTTCGGCCACATTCCCGTAGGTTGTATATGCTGTTTTCCTAATCGCATCATCTACAACAGCGGCAATGTCATCCGAGAAGTAGTTATCTCCAGCATACTTTTCGAACTCGGTCGACAACTTTGCATACTTCTGCGCAACGTCGGTAGAGGTCTCTTCCTCTTTCGATGCGACCTTCAGGAGCGTTGCGATCTTGGGGTGAATCTTCTCTACCTTCTCCACTATCTCATCGTTCGTGAGAACATTGTTCCGTCTCATGGCCTCCTTGTAACTCTCCGCATCCGCCCGGTTCCAAAACGTCTCCACTGCATCTGCAATCTTTTTATACCTGTTCTCATTTATACACGCCGCAGCCTGACTTGCATATATGCATAAGTATGGCGTCGTCATCTTTTAACTTTCGAATACAGAATACAATATTTGACAGAATTTATCGACGTGCCATATCGACACAAAAGTAATAAGTATAAACAGTATGCTCTGTAAAGCAATGAATGAGGCATACATTTACAGTTGGTGTAAACGGAGGGGATACTTTGGAAGAACTGGAGAGTTGTCTCATGTCCTTCTCGATAAAGGTGTTCTGTGTGTTCCAGAGACCTCGCAGGAGGAGTTCCTTTCGGAATATGCGCGTGGTGTGGTGCAAGGAGGGAAGTTTTCATGTGTCGTGGAATATAAACCCAAAATCTTCAGGATGTTCTATGACCTCGACATTGTTGCCACATCTGCTCTTGCCAAGATGATGACAGATGGGACATTTCCTTTGAATGTTCAGGAGATACTGAAGCTCATCATCGGAGTAACCGCGGATCTGTTCGACATCAAGAAGACCGTCGTGACGCTGTGTATCTCAAACACTTCCAAGAAAACTGCAGATGGAGTCAAAGTGGGAGTGCATCTCACCTTCGGGTCGATATTTGTGTCATCGACAGTGGCGCTGCATGTTCGCAGCAAGGTGTTGGAGAAACTGGCAGAGACAGAAAACCCATTTCAAAATACGTGGGAGGAAATAGTGGACGCTGCGGTGCACAAAGGAAGTGGGATGAGACTTCCGTGGGCAGCAAAACCAAAAGAGCCAAACAGAGTGTACGTGCCAAGGTTGAACTACAATCTAGAACGGGGTGTCGGAATATGCGAAGAGCCGCTCGTGGATGCCACAACATCTTTTGCTGCAGTACGGTCTATTCTGATGAGCGTGTCTCTGCGGTCGAGAGGAACATTGACCAAACTTATCGATGATATTTCAGTGGACAACTTTGAATCTCCAACATATTCTGGGTCCATACGGAATTCCTCAGTGATCGAGTATGCCACGGTCATCAAGGAAATCGAAGCAATCATTCCAGAAGAGTATGACGGACATATCACGGGAGTTCTGAAGACGGAACACGTCTACATGTTTCGGCATTCATCAAAGTATTGCGCTAATGTGGACAGACATCATCATTCATCAAACACGTATTTCCTGGTATCTTCATCAGGGATGAGGCAGTGTTGCTACTCGCGAAAGGTAGAGTTTGAGGAGAAGAGCTGTCCGTGCGCGCAATACAGAGGAGAACTCATAAAGCTGCCAAGAAAGGTCGCCTTGGAATTATTCCCAGAGACAGTCCCGTCTCCTCCGCGCATAGTGTCCTTGCCAATGCCGACTGACACAACAGATTTCACGATAGACAGATTGGCAGCAATTGCAGCAAAAAAACCAGTGAAGTCTGGCGCAAAGAAACCAAAACTAAAGAAAGCACCATCTACACATTCTATGTTTCTTAATTGACAAAACCATTGTAATTCAGAAATTTCAAAAAAACATTAAAGGATACATACTTCTACTGCTGTACCGTGTTTTGGAGGTATACATACTTGATTTTTTTTTGAAAAAACTCACTGGACAGATGACCAGGGAATCAATGTAATTTTCAAAAAAAAGTATTTGCGATTAATCGCTCAGTTAAACCATAGAACAATGTCAAAATCAATAACAAACAAAAAAATGTTGAATTTTCATATAAAAACAATTCTCAGAAATTTAAAAAAAAAAAATAAGTATCCTATCTTTTTGACTGCTGTGCCGTATTTGAAGTATAGGATACTCGTTTATTTTTTTTAATTAATTTCATGGCATTTAACAGATAACTATGAGTATTGAAATATACAAGTTCACGGTGTACTCATGCGGTTGTGGGTATACGACAAGTAAAAGTAGCAATGCCTCTAAACACAAAAAAATATCTTGTGGACATGAAATTTCAATAGACACCAAGAATTTTGTATTAGAGACAGATCATCTCAAGACAATTACAGAGTTGAATAATCATCATCATTTGGCAAATGCCACCACAGTTGAACAAACTGTCAATGGCGATCATGCATACATTGATAATAGCACTGATAATAGCACCAACATTACCAACATCACTCTGGTGCTCCCAGAACGAACAACCAAGGAAGACTTCGTAGAATATCTGGAAACTATGGATCGGCTCGGGTTTAGGACGCCCGACCAGGTTGTTTCAATGCCTGGGAAGATGTTGATGCTCACACGAGACGCCAAGAAACTCCCAGGGGCTCTCATTGAGAGAAACAAGAAAATCATCGAGAAGTTACCCGATGGGTCCGAGCGAGTCATGGGGAAAAAGAAGGCTGTGAGGACGTATACGCACGAAGCAGTGGATGCACTGTGTTTGCGTCCTCCAGCCGATGGAGTTACTGATTTCTTAGAGGCAGACCGTGGGATAAAACGGACCAAGATGTCTGTCCAGGATGCTGCCAAACTGAGAGCCACGGATTCGGTGGCTTTTCATCACGAGGTACCCGCGTGCGTGAAGACGCTTCAGCAAAAGATGGAAAGTCACACGGAAAACTTCCTGGATAGAATCACTACCGAGAACAAAACAAATGGTTTTTTGTAATTTCACAGAGCAAGTTGTTGGTGCGTAAAAAATAGACTAATAAAATCTCCCCCTCCTGTAAATAATTATGAGCACTCCTACCCCTTCAGTTCCCAAGCAACCAGAGCTGCCCATAGGCCTTAATGTATTGGAACCAGATTACATCTCTGTTCCCGGCCAGCAGTATGCCCTTGTCAGCTTTGTGGGCCCCGAGTTCTGTCGCCAGAAGAGCAACCGGTTCGCAATGAAGATCCGCGGTGTGTTTGCCACCCAGGAAGAGGCCAAGGCATTTGTCAAACGCATCCAGCGTGCGGGTGACAATGTTGTGGACATCTTCCTGATGGAGATGGGTCAGTGGGCACCTTGCCCCCCAGATCCTATGAGTGTCGAAACACAGGAGTACCAGGAGACCTTCCTGAACGAGCTCATGCAAGGATATGCCGAGTCCCAGCGGTCCGCCAAGGAGGTGTTTGCCGACCGCAAGCAGAAGGTGATGAAGGAGGGTCTGGATGCCCACCTGCTTCCCGAGGAGCGCCTGCCCAAGCCCGAGGCCCCTCTCCCCACCCCCGAGGCACTCCCCAAGCTGGAGAAGGAGGTGATTGAGGAAGTTGAGGAGGAAACCGCAGAATCTATCGATGCATCCATCGCCGAGACTGTCGATAAAGTTTTCAATGACCAGGATGTGTGGTCTTCCCGCCACAGTGCTTGAACGCCAAGAATAACTTAAAAAAATATTGCGTCCGTGTAGAACACAATGGTTGCAAAACCAGATGAATTTCTCCTGGCATCTCTGCACACGTTCTTCGAGAACCGTGCACACTTGATCATGATGATGGAGGTCATAAAAAACCAGTCGCTGTCAATGAGAGTTCTCGACTGGTTCGTTTCAAATTACTCAAAAAAGAATAACATATTCTTCATCACACAAGAGGGAAAACACTTCAACATCTATCTTGAATACAAAAGCTCGCTGAAAAGTTACTCAAAACGCTTCTTTGATCCATTCTGCAGAGGACCTCGCGTAATGTTCAAGGATCACAACGGTAAGGAATTCTCAACGACAGTCGGTCAGCTAAACTTCTTCAGGTGGGCAATAAAAAACGAGCTCATCGAGCAATGCAGAAAAATTGTCGATGACGTAGAAAACGATATGATTCTGGCGGTGAAACGCCGGAAAAACACAGACCAGGGAGAATCTCGCAGGGAACTCAGCAAAGCACGCATCAAGCAGTGTCTAACGACGTCGGTAAAGGTGACGATATCATTTAACTGACCTGTAAAAAGCTGTTACGATTTCAAAATGAAATTATGTTATTTTGAAAGCCATATATCGACAAATTTTCTATAAAATAATGCCACTCTATGTAAAAACCAGCAAACAATCATGAGCATCAATCAGGAACCCCTCCTCGCTGATATCAAGTCCCGCAAGTACTCTGCCTTCCCCATCAAATATCCTGACCTATTTGCGATGTACAAAAAAGCCGTGTCAACATTCTGGACGGTGGAAGAAGTTCCGCTCAACCAGGACGTATCCGACTGGCGCGACAAGCTGAATGATGACGAGCGTCATTTCGTGAAGCACATCCTCGGTTTCTTCGCAGGCAGCGACGGGATCGTGATGGAAAACATTGCCAACAACTTTTCGGTCGAGGTGACCGATCCATCGGCGAGGCTTTTTTATGCCTATCAGATGTTCAACGAATCTGTGCATAGCGAACAATATGCGCTCCTCCTCGATGCTCTCATTGAAGATGAGACCGAACGAAACGGGCTGTTCGAAGCCATCGAGACCATCCCCGCAGTAGGCAAGAAGGCGGCGTGGGCTCAGAAGTTCCTGTCTGCCGACAAATCATTTGCCGAACGTCTCGTGGCCTGGATTTGCGTGGAGGGTCTTCTGTTTTCTGGTTCTTTCTGTGCGATCTTCTGGCTCCGCAACCGCGGGGTGATGCCTGGCCTCGGCCTTTCCAACGAGTTCATCAGCCGCGACGAGGGGCTTCACCAGCAGTTTGGCGAGATGATGTACTTGAAGCTGGAACACAAACTGTCTCTGGAAGTCGTGAAGAGTATCGTGGAGGAAGCCGTGGCCAATGAGAAGGAATTCATCTGCGAGGCCATCCCGTGTCGCATGATTGGTATGAACTCAGAACTCATGAGCCAGTACCTCGAATTTGTTGCCGACCGCATCTTTGTTGCACTCGGGCACCCCAAGCAATACAATGCCACCAACCCATTTGACTTCATGGAGCTCATTTCGCTCGAGGGCAAGACAAACTTTTTTGAACGTCGCGTATCTGATTACCAACGCCCCAATGTGATGTCAAAAGCAGAAGACAATGTTTTTTCTACTGATGGTGAGTTCTGAACTTCATCCTTGTAAGATACATTTAGGCTACAAACAGTTCAATGAAAATACTTGGAAACCTAATGTTTCAGTCGCCGACGGAAGAGTATACCTCTAAGACGTGCGGGAGCTGTGGACTCATCAATGCGTCTCTTGGGTCGTCGGAAACGTTCAAGTGTTCTTGCGGTCTCATGTGCCATCGGGACCTCCATGCCGCTCGAAACATTTATATGAAATGGCTGATCGAAACCGAGAGGGACGCCCGGGCTCTAGATGCCTTCGACCCTCTTTCGGCCAGTTGCGGCCATCCTCAGGAATCATAAGGTTCTAGAGGATGCTTAGACTGATGATTACCTAAGGTTTCATAAGAAATCATAAGGTTTCACCAGCTTTGATGTAACGGT